CGCGAGGTTAGCCGAGGCGCGCGCGGCGATCTCAGCACCCTTCCGCGACACGGCCGCGACAACGCCGGGGAGATGGGCGATCTGACTCTCGACGCTCATGAAGGTGTCACCGCCCCATCCACTGCTCGCATGACCCACTGCACGTGCTGTGTCGCTGCGGTCTGTACCGAGCGCGTCACGGCGCCGACCACCGCGAATTCCTGGCCGCGCCAGATCACCTTGCTGAAGGCGAGCTGAACGATGGACAGCCGAGCGGTGACCCGGTAGGTGGCCGCCACCTGTTGGCCATCCGCCGCGAGCGGCACGGAAGCGACGGGCGCGACGCGGGCGCTCATCGTGGTCGCCTCGGCGCCCGGCTTGACGACGAGGTTTCCATCGGCGTCGTAGGCGCTGACGTTCGCGTAGACCTGTAGGAATTCGGTGCCGTCGAGGAGGCTCATGGGATCAACCCGTTCCACTCGGCCAGCGTCGGATACGGGCGCCGGTAGCCGGGCGGTTGAACCCATCCCACGGCCGTGATGACGCCAAGGGCGCGCCACTCGTCATTGGACAGATCGAGGCCCAGTGACGTGGTGCCTGTGTTCGAGGAGGTGCCCCGGTTGTAGCTGTACGAGTCGAGCGTTTCCGACTGCAACCCCTGCGGGTTGTTGATCTTGCGGATGACCGCGTTGGCCTCGATCTGACTCATCGTGTCGAAGTAGTTCGGGTCGGCCCCGGCCATCTGCAGCGCGGCGGGTTGCCGGCGCAGGATGTCACGCTCGACATCACCAAGCCAGAGAGTGACCTGTCCGACCTCGGACTCGGTCAGTGGTCGGCCGAGGCGGTCGGTGACGTCGGAGGTGGTCGCGATCGTCATGGCACCAACCCCTCGATCTGTTGGACCACGGTCTTGAGCTCGATCTGGCTGCGGTGGCCCAGGAACCGGGCGCGCCGCAGCGCGGCTACCGAGCGGGCCGCGTAATAGTCACGGTCGGTCTTAAGGCGCCGCAGCTCGGCCGCCCACGCGTCGGTGTCGTGCCGGGGCAGGTAGACGGCCGCGTTGCCGAGGGCCTCGCGCGGACCGGGGATGTGGTCTACGGAGAGCACCGGGATCCCGGACGCGCACGCCTCGGCCGCGATCATGCCGTAGCTCTCGTACTCCGAGAGCATCAGGCAGACGCCGGTCTGCCGCCAGATCCCCCGCATGTCGTCGACCGGGGGAAGGTTGATCAGGTTGGGCTCGGAGTAGTAGTCCTGCTCGCCGTGGGTGCCACGGAGACCGAGGAACGGGATCTCCGGGCACATCGCGGCGAGCTTGGCGAACAGCTCGACACCCTTGTTGGTCTGGAGGTTCGAGAGGAGCACCCGGTCACCGTGGTCATCGACGTGGTGCCGGTCGTAGTCCAGCGGCGGGTGCAGCACCGGTCCGGTGAACTCGTCGCCGTACTCAGCGGTGATGGCCTTCCGCACCCAGTAGGTGTTGTGGATGACCATGTCCGGTTGGCTGAACAGGATCTGCGTAATGTTGTAGCGCTCGTTGTGCAGGTAGGTCACGTGCGGCACAGGCCCGTGTGAGCGCATCCTGTGCCGCACCCAACCCGCAGCGGGGCCGTGGTGGTGCAAGTAGAGGTCGGGGGTGGTCAACAGGTTGACGCCCGGCATGGGTCGGCCGACAACCCGCATCCCCTCGTACTCGCGTACCCCGGTCCGCTCGTCCAGAGCGTGCACCGTGATGGTGTGGCCAGCGTCGCGCAGCGCCCGGCAGAGTTCGAGCATCGCCCGTTCGCTGCCGGCCGCCAGGTTCGGCAACCAGCCGTGCACCACCACGGTGATCCGCACGCTTACACCGCCTCCAGAGCCGGGGTGACGGCTACGACTGTGGACGATCCCGACTCGGTGATCCCATACCACTGGGAACCACCGGGAGTGACAACGCTCTTGCCCGGGTCCAACGGGTATCCCGTCGAGACCGTGACCGCCGAGCCGCCGAGGTACACCGCGTTCGGGCCAGTATTGGTGAGCGTTGCGGTGCCGTCGATGTCCATGTCGAGTCCGGTAACCGTGCTCGACACCGACGTCGCGGCGTTGATCGCGTCCGACATCAGCTGACGCCTTCAGAGACCAGGCGAACGAACTGGTTGACGTTGCGGAACACGAGACCGACCCAGATTTCCATGATCATCCAGGTGATGTTGTGCTCCAGCGCCGAGATGCCGTTGATCGTGCCGGACGAGTCCAGCTTGAACGGGATCTGATCGGCCACACCGACAACGAGACCGGTCCAGTCGCCGAGGTATCCAACGGTGTTGTTGACCGTGTCGTCGTAGATCGTGGTCGACGTGGCAATGGGCTTGCCGGCTAGAGTCTCGACACCGTTCTGCCACAGCGGACGCTTCTGGCTGTCCTCGGCCGCGTAGAGCATCGCGGAGAGGCGCTGGTCGAAAGCCCACCCGTTCGGCCGGATCGGGAACTGAGGGGTGCTTCCACTGATCAGCAGCGTGTTCGCCTTCATCATGTCGGCGTAGAGGCCCTCAGATGAAGCATTGCTGACGTCCTGGACATTGGCCGTCTGGTCGATGTAGACGCCGAACGGGTTGTCGCGCGTACCGCTCCCGGGGGCACTGATGCCGTGGAAACCGGCGGAGTCGATGGCCAGGGCGATCGCCTCGGCGCAGTCGGCCTTGATCTCGTCGGAGAGCTCGTTTCCGGTGTCCTGGATCAACAGCTCCTGGGACAGACCGGTCACGGCGACGATCTTCTTCAACGAGAGTTGCTTGACGGTCACGGTCGCGTCGGTGGGCGGCTTGACCGCACCTTCCGCCACGAACTTCGCGTTGGGCTTGCCGGTGATGACCGGAATGGTGGCGCCCGCGAGCTTCGTGGTACGCACCTTGCCGAGAGTCATCAGAGCGGACTGCTGCTGGGTCTGTTCGAGGATCATGCCGGCTTCTTCCGGCGCGAACATCCCAGTGGGTGTCAACAGGGTCATAGCCCCGTCCTTCCTGGATTACTGGGTTTGACCAGTTTGAGAGGTGCGCCAGGCGTTGAGTGCGCCGGCAAAACCACCAGTTGCCTGGTTTCCTCCACTGGCGCCGAGGCCCTGGGAAGGATCTGGTACGCCCGGCCGCCGAGGGCCGAACTTTGAGAACAGAGTAGCAGCGTCCGCGTCCAATTCGGCCGCAGTCGCTCCGACGAGCCTTTTCGCCGCGTCGTCGAGGTCAGCACCGGTGAAACCCGCCCGCGCGGCGGCGGCAAGCCGGGCTGCCGAGGTGGTCTGTGCGGCGAGTGCCTCGCGCGCTTCCTTCGCCTCGGCCTGAGCCTTTTCCAGCTCGGTCATCTGAGACTTTTTCCACGCCTCGTATTCGGCCATCGTCGGCTCTACTCCGCGCTTGAATTCGCGGAGAGCCTTGATTTCACCGACCGCCTTCGCGAGCTTTCCAGCGGCAACTTCCGGCGAGTACTTGCCGTCCGCTCCCGTGAAGTCGGCGATCGAGACCTCGGTGATGTCCTTGTCGGCCGGTGGCGGCGTCGGAGTGGGCGGAGTGGGCGCGGGTGGTGGCGTGCCGGTCGGCGGGGTGGGTGCGGGTGGGTTCGATGGCAGGGTCACGCGGTGCCTCCAGGGGCAATACCAGTCTCCGCCAGGGGATGACTGCTTTGTGCATTCAGGTGAACACGAACCGCGTTGATCGCGGTCTGTCCGCTCTGCTTATTCCGTTGAGCGGAAGTGTAGACATCGAGCGCCTTTTGTGCTTGCGCCCACATCGGTGAGGATCGATAGCCGACGAACACCGGCACACCGATGCACCGATCGTTCGGGTGCGCCGTGAAGCCAACCGTGTCGGCCGAGTAGACCGGACCGCGCGAGATCAGGGTGAGGCAGAACGCGCACGGCTCACCCCCGGTGTCGTAGCGCGCCCACTGCACCGCGTGCGGGTCCTGGGTGACCATGTTGATCAGCCCCTGACGCGGCCCGTCTTCGACCTGCCGGACGAGGTCGGCTACCTGGATCGACACCGTCTGTGGATCGAGCCGCGCGCTTCGGGCCCGTTGCTGGGGTGTTTTCTCAGGTAGAATGCGTGTCAAGCTATCTTGCACGGCCTGAGTGGGGAACGGCAGCGGGGTAGCAGGGACGTCCGGCCATGGTGGCAGCGTGGTCGGCCGCATGCCGAGGTACATCGACTTGACGAGGTTGTATCCAGCCTGCCGAGAGCTGCCCATCATCGGCGCGAACGCGGCGGCGAGCACCGGGATGACGGACGGGTCCCACCTCGGGATGGCCGAGAGCACCTGCACCGCGATCCCGGCGAACGCCCGATTGACCTGATCCTGCCCAGCGCGGTACGCCGCTGCGAGAGCGGTCCACTGAGCCGCTGTCTGGGCTGCTGGCGCTGGTTGGGTCATCTCAGATGCTCACGTACTGGCCGGGCGCCGGAGGGTTCGCGGCCGGAGGGCCGCCGGGAGCGGGTGCGGTACCGGTCGGCTGCCCACTCAGGCCGAGCCCGGACAGCAACTGGTCGACGGGACTGTTGGCCAGCCGAGTGGCCTCCAACGCCATCTCGGTCGGGGTCATGCCCATCCGTTCCTGAATCCACTGCACCGAGACGACGCCGGCATCCTTCAGCAGCACCCCGGCGTTGGCGATACCGGTGAGGGTGGCTAGCTCGGGGGACTGGAAGACCGGCTCGGTGTCTGGCGCGTCGTCGGGATTGCCGGTGACGGCAGCAACGAGCGGTGGGACTTCGGACCATGGGTCCATGAACAGGTCGATCTTGGCCTGCCGGCGCTCGACGAGGGGGAGCTCGGTGACCGAGACCGCGTCGAACGAGTCGCCCTGCAGCCGCCCGGACGGCCACAACCGCGTCAGCGGCATCGGCGTCACCGAGGCGACGAGTGAGGCGTAGACGCTGATCAGCGTCTGGAAGTTGCTCATCTCGGCCGCGGCCACCTGCATCAGCTTCGCGGTGGGATCGCCGAGGGCCAGCAGCGCCGAGGTGTAGACCTCGTACTCGCTGCGGAGCTGCCCCGACGCCGAGGTGAGGTCCTGCGGCGTGACGCCGGAGAGCACGCGCAGCGGGGCGCCCATCGTCTCGCCGGTCAGCTGCATCGAGACGAGGCCGCGCGTCGCACCTCCGATGATCGGCCACGCTGGCTTGGCCTCGGGCCATGGTGGCGAGTCGAGGTCGGCGACGTTGGCGAACTGCACAACCGGACAGCGCCCGGCCGTGTGCTCTACGTCCCCGGTCGGCTCCCACGCTCCGCCGATCTTGGCGTAGGAGATCACCTGATCGGCCGTGTAGAGGGTCGCGTTGGTGGCATTGGACCAGCGGACGTTGAGCGTGCCGCCGTACACGCGCAGCGCGGCCACGATGGCACCGGTAGCTGGATCACACAGCGTGGTCAGTGCGCGCATCGACTCCGCGCGGATGATCGGCTCGTTGGTAACCGGGTCGCTCGTCACCGTGATGAAGCCGAGGCCGTCTGCGAGGGTCGCCGTGTGGACTGCACGCGCCTGAACCTTCATCCGGTTGGACTTCCACCAGTCCAGCTTGGGTGCGACGTTCTCCAGGGTGACCGGATCGCGGTAGCCGAGCAGCCGAACACCGTCGGCTACGGATTCAGTGATCATCCGGGACCAGGCTAGCGGCGTCGCCAGCGACATAGCCTGCGGAGGCAGCTGGGCGATCACCTGTTGCACCTGCTGGCTGTTGTTGAACCACATCGTCGAGTTGAATACCGACAAGGCGAGCTGTTCGCGGCGCTGCCAGAGCGCGTTGAAGAGGTCTTGCGGGTCCGTAGGGATTGTCGGACTGGTCATCGTGTCTCCTATCCGAGTGCAATCCACTTAGGACGGTCAGGTTCAGCGCTGCGGGTGCGGGAATAGGCCAACGCCTCGACGCGAGCCTGGTTGGCGAGCTCCCACGCGGCGATGATATCGATCTTCTTTGGTGAGTTCTTGGCCGGTTTGGCGATCACGTTGCCGAATCGCGTGCCCCGGTTCCGGGTGTTGGTGAAGTGCTGGAGCATGTTCGCATCATCGGGGTGCAAGAGCGAACGCGACGCCAGGTCTTCGAGGAAGCGAGCGTGCATCGTGGCCGGGAACGCCGAGCTGCCGGACATCGCCCGACCGACTGCCGACTTCGGGCTCGCCGGCACCCACAACTGCTCGCCGAAGTCGGTGGACCACCCCTCGACGAGACCCGGAGTCGGATTGACGTCGGAGAAGAAGGCTCGCACGGTGAACGTCTCGAACGCCTTCCGCACGGCGGAGTCGAGCCAGACCTTGTCCATTTCCCAGTCGGCTTCCTCACCGTCCTCGGCCGGTGGTTTCTCCTGCAGGTGCCAGACTACCGAGTAGCCATCGGACAGCCGGACCACCACCACGGCCGTTGAGTCGTCGGTGAGGGACGGGTCGGTGCCCATCGTGACCTCGTCGCCGGGCTTGAGGCCCTCGCCGAGGGGGGCCATCGTCGCCTGCCAGCTGCCGAGGGTGAAGGCTGCGGTGTCCGGCTCGGCCGGGATCGAGAGCCACATCCGCTTGGTCTTCGAGAGCTTCTTGCCGGGGTCGAGGATGACGCGCATCGTCGTCTCGACGTTCACCCAGTGCGCATCACCGAAGCTCGCCCGCAGCAATCCTCGCGCTGTGGCCGGCGTGAGCGGTACCGCGTCGGGTGCGCTGCGCTGGTCCCAGACGAGGCCGAGTGCGTCGAGCATGTTCTTGGCCTTGGCCTTCAGGTACGCGGCCCAACGACGCTCGGCGAGCGAGTCCTCGCCGATCCCCCACGCGTTCGAGGTGAGCATGATCCGTGACCAGCCGGTCGGGTCCTTGGCCACGTTGTCGGTGCTGACGTCGTAGACCTCGACCTCGTTGTCCTCGGTCAGCAGATGCGGTTCGTCGATGACCACAAAGGACGGTCGACCGCCCATGAGCCGGTCGGGTGAGGTGGTGCAGAATTCGAGCAGTTTCGAGCCGGGCGCGCGCACCATCGTGACGCCAACGTCCAGTTTGTACTGGGCAACGGCACTCTTGGTGAACAGATTTCCCAGATACTGGCTTGAGTTCTTGGTCTGCTCCTCACCGGTACCGATCACCTGCACCCACGGAGTGAGGTTCGCCACCGCGATCGGCTCTCCGTGCTCATCCCATCCGCCGAAACGGCACGGCCCGATCAGCTCGATACCGGCAACGATCATCCCGAACCAGGATTTGGCCGAACCGCGATGGCCGAGGAACACCCACTCCCGATGCCGAGGGGTACCGTCCGGGCGCACCGCGTAGAAGTGCAGCAGACGCCGAATCTGACTGCCGACGAGGGTGAGCGGATCGCCGTTGGCCATCTGCAGGTTGTCGTAGGCCCACTCGATGATCTGGTATCCGAGTGTCTCTGCCGGCGTCGGCACATCCGCCGTCCACACCGGACCGATGAGCACAGGCTCAATCGTCGGTGGGATGGTTTCGGCGTCGGCCGGCAGAGTGATGGTCATGCCGAGCGTGGGCTGAACTGAGCCACGATCTGCTCACGGGCGATCTGGCCGCGTGAGCGCTCCGGCGTCGTCTTCTTGATGGTCTCGACGCGGCGCTGCAGCCGAGCGCCCACCGAGGTGAGCGCGTTGTCCATCATGCCGACGATCTCGTGCATGGCCATCGCGGACCAGCGGTCGGCGTAGAGCTGATCGGACAGCAGATGCGCCGCGAGCTCGATGTGGGCGACGTCCGACCGCGCGTACATCGCTGCCTGCTCACTGACGAACAGCGAGTCGTACCAGCGCTGGGCGATCGGGTGCCACTCCGGGTTGGAGTCGTCGTGCTCGAATGGGCAGAAGTCCTTCAGCGCGGCGGTTGCGGGCGCCACCTCGTACATCGGCGGGTCGTCCGGGTTCGTGTGACTGAGCCGGTCTTCGCTGCGCTTGCGTGGTGTTGGCATGGTGACCTCCTGGGATCATCACGGTGCGTCGCCGCCAAGGGCCGACGTTGTCGATCGTATAGCACACGGCGCCCACACGTACCTAATGTAGATGCTTTTGCAACTAAGATTTCTCATCGGCTTACGATGCCGCGAGACGGTTTAGGGCT